ATAAATTGAGTGATAAAGAATTCTCAAGAGAAATGTATAGACAATTGGCGATGGAGAGTTTTTCATTATTGCAAACAACTAAAGCTGAAATGGAAATAGATCCATCACCGAGATATATTGAAGTTTCTTCACAAATGGCAACAACTACTAAAGCTATTTTAGATAGTCTTCGTGATATAGAAAATGTAGATAGGGAGTTTGAAATAGAAGAAAAGAAATTAGTAATAAAAGAAAAGAACCCAACCAATCTTACTCAGACTATAGCATTTACGGGTTCGTTGCAAGAATTAATGAAACAAATAGGTAATATTGATAATCCGCCTACTATTGAAACAACTGTTGAAATAGTCAAACCTAAAGAAATACAAAGTTAGATATGCCTATAAAATATGATGACGAAAAAGTTATAAAACCGGGAATAACTAGAAATCTAACAAGTGAACAATTAGTAGAAATTATTAAATGTAAACGAGATGTTAAATATTTTGCTAATAATTATTATAAAGTTGTTTCAAATGAAAAAGGTGAACATGTAATACATTTACGCGAATTTCAAATGAGAATGTTAGATCATTATGTAAATCATCGTCACAAAATTTCTATGAGCGGCAGGCAAAGTGGCAAAACGGTTACTTCTTGTATATATTTACTTTGGTCAGCGATATTTAACGAGCATTGTAATATAGCAGTTTTAGCAAATAAACAAAAGAATGCTATTGAGATATTAGATGATATTCGGAGGGCTTATGAAGGTCTTCCCCCGTTTATGAAGCCTGGAACAACGGAATATAACAATACGAAGATAGAATTTGAGAATGGGTCGGCTATATTCGGATCGGCCACGTCTGAAAATGCCTTGCGTGGTTTCTCTGCGAAAATACTATTTTGCGACGAATTTGCATTCGTACCAAAGAATATAGCCGACAAGTTTTGGAAATCTAATTTTCCAATTATTGGTAATACGGGTCAAGTTATATTAGTTTCAACTCCTAATGGTCCATCGGGTCTTTTTTATGAAATTTGGCAAAGCGCAAATAAAAATGATGGTGGATATCCGTTTGCTCCGTTTAGAGTTGATTGGTGGGAAGTTCCGGGGCGCGATGAAAAATTTAAACAAGAAATGATAGCATCATTAGGAACTGTTGGATGGAAAAGCGAATTTGAATGTTCTTTTGAAGGATCGTCAAAGACTTTACTTAATGGAGAAACACTCGAACGTCTTGCAAAAATGACACGCAATCCTATAAAACAAGAGAGTCAATATTTTAATATATGGGCAAATCCGCAAAAAGGAAGAGTTTATATAGCAGGGGTTGACGTAAGTTCGGGGGCGGGAAGTGATAATTCGGTAGTTGAAATATACGACGTAACAGATTACTACTCTAAAGGATTCTACGAATTGGTAGCCTTATACAAGAGGAATGATATTAATATATTTGATTTTACTTCTGTTTTAGAAACCATTGCTAAAAGATACAATAATGCATCGGTTATATGTGAAAATAACGGAACAGGTTTGGGTGGCATTATGTTAAATGAATTATATATGGAAAAAGGGTACGAAAACGTTTATTATGATTACGAGAATCAAACGTTGGGTGTAAATGCCAATGCTCAAACAAAGCCTATGGCAGTATCTAACTTTAAAGAAGATATTGAAGCGAATGTATGTCGTTCCTATGCACAATCATTATTAACCGAATTGAGAATATACGAAGAAGGTAGTAAGCCGGGAAAGTTCGCCGCCAAGCGTGGTACGGGTAATATGGACGATCAAGTAGCTGCAAGTTATTGGAGTTCCTTTTTATTACGTACAAAGTGGTGGGACGATAATAAAAATGACTTTTATAGCAAGATAATAATTCAACAAGCTCCTAGAGAAGAAGAGGCTCAATCAGAGCAAGAGCTAGACAATTTTAAGAGACTTTTTAACGATTCTAATGAATTTAGTCCCGAACAAGACATGTTAAATTTTGAAAAAGAGATGATGGAGGGTGAGTAAAAAAAAGCCATTTAATATAAATAGTATTATCATAGAAGTAAGTGTTATCGCTTATAAATATGTTTTAGAAGACACATTTACCTCACAAGGAGAACACCAATGGCACTTCAATCTCCCGGAATAGAAATAGTTGAAAGAGACTTAACCCTTAGAATTCCTAGTGTAACTAGTTCAGTGGGCGCAATTGTTGTCGCATCTGAAAAAGGGCCTGTTAACGTAGTTACTCAAGTAACAGACGAAAAAGATTATGTTGATAAGTTTGGAATTCCAAACGACACAAACTATAAGCATTTCTTCACCGCTGCCGCCTTCTTGGGTGGTAGTAATAGTTTATATGTTGTAAGAACCGAAGATAGTACCAAGCTTTGCGCTGGTGCTACCGTTGGTCTTTCTGGTGGAAATCTTTCTGTTCTCCCAACACCAAAAGCAGTTAGTAACTATCCTCTTTCTTATGATGCAATATCAGAGCATGAATCGGTAGACGGAGTTGTTAATCTATTTGATAGTGAGTTATTTCACGTATATGCTGTCGGTGCGGGAACGTACTACAATGGTATAAAAGTCGCCGTTGTTGGTGCTCAAGACTACGATCTTTTAAAGCAATTTAAAGAAGAGTTATCACAAGCTGTATCTTTGACCGATCTTCAAACTATTGCCAAAAAGTGGTATACGGGTACTCCTGCAACTACCGCAACTCCAGATCTTGGTAACTATCTATCCGATAAGCCTTTACTACGTGACGAGCTAATTAATCCATTAAAGAGTTACGAAGTTAATACTAAATTACTTGCCGAGTATGTTTCATTTGAAACAGGCCCAGCAATTCAATATGACGATACGGTAGAACCACCCGTTATTAAGGGATTATTAGATCAAGACGAGTTCGCCGTCTATGTTTGGGATACACAAGGTAATTTAACCGAACAATATATCGTTTCAAAAGAACTTAATAGTGTAAATTCTCAAGGTAGTAGAGATTTCGGTCCATTGGTTATAAACGGAAGTAGTACATATATCTACTTCTTCGTTAATGGAAGCGAAGTCGGAGCAGATGGAGTTATCATCCAATCAACCGGAAGATTTAACCTCATGAGTGCCGATTCTCTTACTACTAATCTAGGTCTTTTGACCGGTGAAATTTCCGAACAATGGTTTGATAAATTCACTAATAAAGAAGAGTTAGAAATTGATATTCTTTTAGATCCAGATTATCCAGACGACTTAAAGAGAACTCTTGATTTCATAGCTCAACAAGTTCGTAAAGATTGTTTCGCAATTTTAAGTATGCCTGCCGATAAGATGTTTAACGTGAACAACGAGAAACCATATTCCACAGCGTATGCTAAGATGAGAGCCTATGTCCAAGGTGGCGACCCACTTGGTTCATTAAATGTCAATTCTTCTTACTCTGCTATTTACGGACAATACTTCAAGATTTTCGACCGCTATGCTGAGAAGGATCGTTGGGTTCCAGTTGCAGGTTATGTAGGTAGAACCATTGCTACGGTAGACTTTAATAACCGCCAATGGTGGGCACCTGCGGGTTTGAATAGAGGTATCGTTAGTGGCGTCAAGAAAGTCGCTATTAACCCAAACCAATCGCAACGTGACGTTATGTACTCAAATAGAATCAATCCAATTCCAAGCTTCTTTGGTCAAGGCGTTGTCATCTGGGGTCAGAAGACTCTTCAAGCTGCTCCAACGGCGTTTGATAGAATCAACGTTCGTAGACTCTTCCTTCATATGGAGAGAAGTATCGAGAAGATGGCAAGATTCCTTATCTTTGAGTTCAATGATGACTTCACAAGAACCCGTTTCAATAGCTTGGCTAACGGATTCTTATCAGGCATCAAGGCCCTTAGAGGGGTAACGGATTATCAAGTTGTTTGTGATGGTACAAATAACACCCCAGAAGTTATAGATAACAACGAATTCGTTGCCGAGATATTGGTTAAACCAAATAGAGTAGCAGAATTCATTAGACTAACCTTTACCGCTGTTTCAACCGGGGTTAGCTTCTCTGAAGTTGTTGAGAGAAAGTAAACTAAAGAATTAAAAAATAACCTCTAAAGGAGAAATACAATGGCACTAAATGGAATTAACAATGTAAAGCAATTTGGGCATATTATAAGAGATATTTCTCGCCCATATTTGTTTCTTATAAGTATACCTTATCTTGATCGTGATGAAAAAGTAACAGCATTTGCAAGATCCACAACGTTACCTTCATACACTCTTACGGTTGTAGAAGTTCCATTTCAAACTCAAAAGTGGCGTATCGCAGG